GTAAGGTGTTGCATAGCAGTTGGAATTGCTTCCAGCTTCTTGTTCTCTTCTACAAACACTGTATGTTTGCAGTTGTTCTGCATTATCAGATGTAGTATGAACATGATTATTCCTTTTGGTATTACTATTTAGTTTATTACTTCATTTTAAACAAGATGATTTCAGTACCATCTTCTTTTACGATAGGTATGTACGGACTATTTGTTGGTTCTTTTGGACCAACATATGTCCATTCCATTCCTTGATTTTTATTGACTTCTACTTGTTTTAAGAAGTCTTGATTATCTGCTGCGAACAGCAATACTAAGAGTACAAACATTATTCTACCTCTCTGAACTCACCAAAGATGTATTCTATTAGGTTATCTAACTGCGTATCTACAGTTTCTTCATCTGATTGTCGTTCTGCTATTTTATCATGATACTCTTCTTGATGTGACATGGTTAATTCCTCTTAACTTAAGTGGGATATTGAACAGTGTGTAAAAAAAAGGCAGGAGACTCCGTTAGGAGCCTCCGTGTGGTGCTATGTTAGAATGAATCGAGAACATCTTCTTCAGTGATCTCTTCTGCTTCGTCAAAGACGTCTAAGATGTTAAACGGTTTTACCAGTTTCATAACCTTAACAGCGGCAAGGTTGTGGAACGTGCCTTTGGCAGTCTTAACCACTCTGAAAGCTAACTCTACCTGTGAACCAGCACCCAACTCCGAAGTGATAGCACGTTTAGAACGGTCTACCATAGGGATGTTAGGAATGGAATCACCATTTGGGTAGGTTGCGTTGGAGTTGATCCAACCTGATCCATCCTTATTGGCTTTGATACCAACTTCCTGCAAGCTTGTACCACTTGCAAGGATTGAATACTGGTCACCAAAGTCACGTGTGACAGGTGTGATCATGCGAGTGTTAACGATGGTGATGTTACGTACAACTTTAAAATCTGACATAATGATTATCCTTTCCACTTGGTGGAGTTTAATTGGTGTGAGAGGTTGGAGAATCCAACAGCTTCACATAGGTATTGTTTTATTTAATACCCAAAAGGAGCCGAAGGCTCTGGCCGTAAGGCCTTAGATGAGTATAAAAAGAAAAGGACTCGCAAGAGTCCTTTGGGTTAACGTACACGAACCCAGTGCTTGAGAGCCACTGACTTCTTAGCCATGATGGTGTTCATCATGACCTGTGCTTTGAATGGAGCTACATTCTTGATCAAACGGTACACGTTACCGTTCTTGATTTGAATGTAGATGGAACCACGGTTTTTAAGTCCTGTGGAGATTTGGACTGGAATTGCAAGACTCATGGGCTAATCCTCTTGGATGAGTTGGTGGTACTGAAAGTAGTACCTTAAAGGAGCCAAAGGCTCCAAGTCAATACTAAGTCAGACAGCTCTGGCTCACGAAGTGAGACATGTCTGAGTATACTATTAGTCAATGTCTTTAGTATGCAGTGTTGCGGCTATTCCTTGAGGACTATGTTAGGACTATGTTAGGACTACTGTTAGGACTATGTTAGGACTATGTTAGTACTGCTGTAATACATTGTGTATGTATGGGTATATATGTACTTCTTTGGGAGTTCTTTGGGCTATCCCCCGGTACCCCTCGGGACTCCAACAGAACACACAACCCTTCTGTAGTTCTAGGTGATTACTAAAGGATCCTTAGGGATTCTTGGGGAGTTCTGAGGGATATCAAGGGGGGTCCCTGAAGTATGAAGGGTACCTTGATATATAGGGACTTACCCGTGTATCCTTGAGATAAACTTCTGTAATCTTTTAAGTACCTTATAGGAACACTAAGGGTTTTCTCTCAGATAATCTTTTAAGTACCTTATAGGAACACTAGTGAAGTAGTTAGGGTAGTACCATACTGGACACGGTAAGGCACTACCTTAAGAGATACGAGGGGGTCTCTGAGTAACTACATCACTGTACCTGTATCTAATATATATAGATATAATGGTCAGATACCCCCCTCAAAGAGTAGTAAGGATGTCTTAAGGGTTCTTAAGGAGTCCCTAAGGTTAACTACTACTGCTATACCTTCTTATACACTAGTAGGTTCCTTAGGGATACTATAGGTACTATAGGTTCCTTAGAAGCACCATGAGGTAACTACTCTTTTATTTATTTTGTATTGCTTAAAAACCTCTATGCCGGGGGTTACCTAAACGTAGTCTTGGAGGACTCCCTTTGGAAACTGAAATAAACAATAAAAGTTCGTCTATGACGAATAGACAGAAGCTGGCTTTAGCAGTAGAAGCTAAGAAACGTAAGGATCTCTCAAGATACGAGGGGTCCTTTCAAGAGTTTGCCAAAGAACAGATCCGTATATTACCAAAAGATGCATCTAAAGGTTTCATACCCTTAGTTTTTAATGCAGCACAACAGATTGTAGACGATGCAATAGAGAAACAATTAAAGGAAACAGGCAAGGTACGAGCCATTATACTTAAAGCAAGACAGATGGGTTTATCCACTTACTCTTGTGGGCGTGTATACTGGAAGTCTTACCTGACACCATACAATAAGTCAGTAGTTATGGCTCATGACTCAGCAACATCCGATGCACTCTTTGCCATGTCCCGGAACATAATCCAGAATATGAAACCTGAGTTCACACCTATACTCAAGAAGTCTAACTCTAAGGAGATTGGGTTTGAACATAATGACTCAGGATATCGTCTGTACACAGCAGGTTCCCCTGAGGCTGGTCGTGGAACCACACCAACTATTGCTCACCTATCTGAGGTTGCTTTTTGGACTCATGATGCAAAGATACTTGCTGGCTTATTCCAAGGTATCTCACAAGCTGATGGCACAGAAGTAATACTGGAGTCTACAGCTAATGGTGTAGGCAATGAGTTCCACAGGTTATGGAAGGGTGCAGTTGCTGGTGAGAACGAGTACGTACCTATCTTTGTACCTTGGTTCCTTATGCCAGAGTACAGACGCTTTGTACTAGAACCTGAGATATTCTCAGAGACTATCACAGAAGCAGAGGAAGAACTACAAACCTTACACGGTTTGGATATTGAACAGTTATACTGGAGGCGTCTTAAGATAGCCGAAGGGGGTGTAGATAAGTTTAAACAAGAGTACCCATCTACAGCTAATGAAGCATTTATAGTTTCAGGGTCTAATGTGTTTGACACTGGTAAGTTGATGAATACAAAAACTATACCATGTGTTAAGAAACAAAACTTTAGTATTGAATCATGTATGTTTGACGATCACAGGGAAGGACAACTGGAGATCTTTAAGTACCCTAAGTTTGACAGTAACTTCATCATCGGAGCTGACTGTGCCTTAGGTGTTGGACAAGACTACTCAGCAGCAGTAGTATTAAATGCAGACAGAGAAGTGTGTGCTGTCTACCGTAATAACAAGATAGACCCCACTCAATATGGTGATCTATTATTCTATTTAGGTAGATACTATAACAACTCTCTGCTTGCAGTGGAATCTAATTCCTTAGGTATAGCAACACTAAACCGATTAAAACAAATGGATTACGTGAACTTATACCATCAAACTAAAGTAGCTAATGTATCTAATGAGGAAGGTACTCGTCTGGGCTGGAGGACTACCCAAGCTACTAAGCCAATGATCATTGGGCATCTTAAGAACGCAATAGAGAATGATGATATTTCTCTAGCGTCCCCCATTATCATACAAGAGTGTATGAACTATGTGGCTGATGCCAGTGGTAAAACAAATGCTATATCTGGTTGTAACGACGACACGGTAATAGCAACGGCAATAGCCTTAGAGGTACTCCGTACTCACGGAGATAGACTGTCAACGACAAGAGTTTCTTTTAAGAATCAATCGTTCGTTGCTGACAATACCCAGTGGCTTTAAAAGTTTCCCATAGTCCTCCACTATGAAAAGACGTTTGTTAAGGTTTCTTCGCGTATCGGGAAAGATAAGTAATGAAACCACCTAATTCTAATAGATTGATTTGTAGGGTGCTTACCCACATATAAGAGGTGTCGTGAATGACAAGTTACAATGAAGACGGATACAAAGTACAAGTATCTGATGAGGAGTTAAATAC